ATGCACGGGTCTACGGCAATGCACAGGTCTCCGGCGATGCATGGGTCTCCGGCAATGCATGGGTCTACGGCAATGCACAGGTCTCCGGCGATGCACGGGTCTACGGCAATGCACACTATTTAACCATGGGCCCTATTGGATCAAGAAACGATACTATCACCTTTTTCAGGACTAAAGAATTAAAAATTGCTGTAGGCATTGGTTGTTTTAAAGGAACCATTGACGAGTTTGTTTTAAAGGTTAAAGAAACACATGCTGAAAATGTTCATGCTAAAGCCTATTTACTTGCCGCGGAGATTGCAAAGGTAAGAATTGATTTGATACCAGAACATACTAACCCAAGTCACGATCCAGAATAAAGGAGAAATCAAGATGGAAAACAACACAATTAGTATTAGCATCGAAAGATTTGAGCAGTTAGTTGCAAAAGAAGCACGTTGCACAGTCTTGGAATCCTATGTAATTAATAACAGATACAGCCCAGACAGAAATATGGTTGCAGGAATTATCGGGTTCGAAATCCCGGCAGATAAGAAAGATGAATAGCCATAAATGCGATATGTGCGGCCTGTACCTTATAGCAGATGGCGAGGCGTGCCAGGAGTGTGTTAAACCCGTGAATAAAAGTAACTATTCAGATCATGACAATGAGGTTTTAGATAAGGAGGAATCTAATTATGAGTACCATTTATGAGATAACCGATGATGTTTTAGCACTTATGCAGATGATGGAAGAGGACCCGGATAACGAGGTCGTTAAGGATACGCTGGAGGCTTTAAACGGCGAGCTTGATGTTAAGGCAGAGAGTTATTGCAAGGTTATAGCTGAATTTAAGGCAAAGGAAGCCGCAATCGTTTCAGCAATAGAGAGTTTAACGCAAAAGAAACAGTCCGTATCAGGCAATATTGACCGCTTAAGGAAAGCACTGTTTGATGCTATGAAGATTACTGGAAAAGAGAAAATCAAAGGAGATTTATTCTATCTTTACATAAAAAACAACGCCGAATCATTAGATGAACTCCCCGAAAAGCTTCCAGAAAAATATATGGTGCAACAGGAGCCTAAGATTGACAGAAAACAATTGCTTACTGATGTTAAGTCAGGAATCGCAGTTAATGGGGTAACCACGAAGAGAACACAGTGTTTAATTATAAAGTAGGTGATTTCTATGGATAAACTTAATTTCAGAACCTTAAATGCTAATGAAATTGACTGCCGTATAGCCACTGTTAAAGAAAATGGGATCACTTTGCTTCTCTACAAAGATGCAAGAGTCGATATGAACATTCTTGACGAAGTTATGGGGCCTATGAACTGGCAACGTAAACACACTCGTGATAATGCAAACTGTATCGTATCTTTGTGGGACGAAGAAAAACAACAATGGATTGAAAAAGAAGACACTGGAACAGAAAGTTTTACAGCTAAGGAAAAAGGTCTTGCGTCGGATAGTTTTAAAAGAGCCTGCTTTAACTGGGGTATAGGGCGTGAGCTTTATACAGCACCTTTTGTCTGGATAAATTCCAACAATTGCACGATTACAAAGGCAGGAAACAAAACTACTTGCTACGATGATTTTTATGTGTCACAGATTGGATATGATAAGGAACGCAATATTAATTCTCTTGTTATATGCAAACAAAAAGGCAACAAGGAAGTTTACCGGCTGAGCAGTAAAAATAACGGTTCGAAAGAAGAAAAAGAAGAATACAATACCGATCCACCAAAAGAAACCCCGAAGTTATCAAGTGACCAAATCGAAGAAGTATACAAGGAACTGAAACGGACTGGAATCAGTAGGAAATCATTGTTAGGAAAGTACAACGTAGAGGCACCAGATGTAATGACGCTTGAACAGTTTAACGATGCAATGGTAATTCTTAAATCTAAACCAGATAAGCCCATTGATCCGGCAACTATCCCTCCAGAAAATGAAAATGATACGCTTCCGTGGAGCGGTGAAAAGGAGTGAGTAAGTGGAGTTTAAAGGGAAAATAGTTGACATTTCCAAAGACTGGAAAACAGGAAGATTTAGAGTCACATTTGAATCCATGGAAGATATCAGCAAACAGCTTGAAACCATCACAGATAAACTCCTGACAATCACCGCAAAGATATTCCGCAACAAGCGAAGCCGTGATGCAAACTCATATTCGTGGGTGCTAATGCAGAAGATTGCGGAAGATCAGCACACTGATAAAGAGTCGGTATATTTAGAAATGCTCGGACGGTATGGCGTATTTACACACATCATAGTGCGTCCGGGCGTGGTGGACCGGGTTGTATCTGAATGCCGAACGGTTAAGAACCTCGGCGAAGTTACCGTATCGGGCCAGACTGGTATCCAGCTCCAATGTTACTTTGGAAGCAGCACCTACGATACAAAGGAAATGTCTGTGTTCATTGAGGGAATCGTGAGCGAATGCCAAGAAATGGGAATTGAAACGGCTACACCTGACGAACTGGAAAGAATGAAAAGAGAGTGGGGCGTGGAACTATGAAAAGTGTATTACAGGATACAAAGGAGTGCTATATCTGCCGCTCTTGCAACTGCCTAGAAGACCATCATATTTTCTTTGGTACATCAAACCGGAAGCAGTCAGAAAAGCGTGGGCTTAAGGTGTGGCTGTGCGTTCCAGACCACAGGAGTGGACCAAAGGCAGTACATCGTAACCGTGAAACTGATCTAATGCTTAAGCAAATGGCACAGGCTCATTACGAGCAGTATATTGGTGATCGCAAGCAGTTTATAACGGAGTTCGGTAAGAGCTATGCGGAGGTGTAAATGGGAAAGATTAATAGCAGAGATAAAGGAGCGGCAGGCGAAAGGGAGCTTGCCAACCTCCTTAAAGAATATGGATACAAAACTCGCAGAGGTCAGCAATTCTGTGGAGATTCCGGCGCCGCCGACGTGGTGGGGCTACCTCAGATACATATTGAGTGCAAGAGAGTGGAACGGTTAAATATCTACGATGCCATTGAGCAGTCCAAATCAAACGCTGGAGCCAAGGAAATACCTTTTGGAGAGTGTAACCTGCCTGCGGTGTTTCATCGTAAGAACAGGCACGAATGGCTCGTCACACAGACGCTTGATGATTGGATTACCATATACCGGGAATGGGAAGCCGGGAAAGCATTAGAACAGGAGTGAAGACGTGGCAGATGTTAAATGGATAAAGATTGTTACAGATATATTTGACGATGAAAAAATGCTCCTGATTGAAAGTATGCCAAGTGCTGACAGTATCATTGTTATCTGGTTTAAGCTCCTGTGTTTAGCAGGTAAGAACAATAACAGCGGAGTATTCCTTTTAAACGATAAGATTGCCTACACAGATGAAATGTTGTCAACTATCTTTCGCCGGGACATTAACACTGTCAGGCTGGCACTTAAATCATTTGAACTCTACGGCATGATTGAGATTATCGACAATGTAATCACAATCCCAAACTGGTCTAAGCATCAGAATCTTGACCAATTAGAGGAACGTAAAGAGTACATGAAAGAGTATATGCGCAAGTACAGGGGCAAGCAAAAGGATTTAATCGAAAGTAAAGATAACGGTAAAGTTTACAGTAAGTCTAACAGTAAAGCTAATGTTAACCCCCTAGATATAGAAGAAGAATTAGAAGAAGAAAGAGAATTAGAAGGAGATAAGAGAAAGAAAGAGAACGTTGATTATCAGCTGATAGCTGATATGTATAATGCCACTTGCGTGTCATTACCTGGTCTTGTTGCTTTGTCTGATAACCGGAAGAGGGCTATTAAGGCCAGATTAAAGAAATATACCGTTGAACAGCTACAGACATTGTTTGATATGTCAGAAAGCAGTGATTTCTTATCAGGGCGAACAGACAACTGGAAGGGAGCAGACTTTGACTGGCTTATGAAGGAAGGAAATCTCCCCAAGGTGCTTGAAGGTAAGTACGCCAACAAGGACCAACCAACACACAGACCGCCAAACAACCAGGTTGATAAGCAACAACAAGTAAACGATATGCTAAGAGAATGGGCGAACGGAGGCGATTAGGTGACAAAACAAGAATTTGCGGTATTTATAGCAACAATTAACACGGCATACCCGAAATGCGATCTTATCACAACGGTTCAGACGGGGTTATGGTATGACCTGCTCGGACACATTGACTTCGAGATTGCGAAAATGACATTGAAAAAATATATACTCTCCAATAAGTTTCCTCCCACAATAGCTGAATTAAACGCCATAGCGACAGACTTAACCGCCGAGCATATACCGGACTCAGACGAAGCCTGGGGAGAAGTCACAATGGCGATCAGGAAGTATGGATACCCAAGGGAACGGGAGGCGTTAGATAGCATGTCAGAAACCGTCAGGAAGACCGTGGAGCGCATTGGATTCCAAACTATATGTCAATCACCAAACGAGCAGTTGAACACGCTCAGAGCGCAATTCAAGGGCTTCTATGAAGCTGAATACCGCAGAGCAATGGAAGTACATAAGATGCCCGAGTCATTGAGATTGGAGCAGGCGGCGATCAAGCAAGCTGCGCTCCCCATGAAGGAGGTTTAAATGGATTATGAAATCGAAAAGAAACTTTCCCGGTGCCGAGCAGGTGAAGATCAGCCGATAGGAAATAGTGCATCAGAGGAAGAAAAAGCAAAGAAGCTCGCTCAGTACCGAGTCGGGAAAGATAAACCCATGGGTAAAGATATGACAGCCGAGCAAATAGCTACTAGACGGCAGTTTATAAAAACCATGTTCATGCGTGTGGACCCATGGAAAGATTTAAAAGGTGAACAAATTGACGACGTGAGGATATATAAAGTCGGTAGCGATTGGTATGTACAGGACCAAGACTATTACACGTATCCATTTTAAGGAGGCAGAAAATGAAGTATTCCCTTGAAGTGAGGGCAATGTTATTAGAGAAAGCTATGGGAAAATGTAAACTTGATAGCCATGTTAGAAATTTAGAATACAAGAAAGATGCAAGCACATGGGCGGAAAGAATTGCCACCAGATTCCATGTAAAAGGCGGGTTACCAGTTAAAAATACTTATATGCATTGCAATACCCTTGATATGTGCTTCTTCTATGACATCAGTATGGTGCCAACGGTAACTTATGCAGGATATATGCAAGATAGGGCAAAGGACACTTTAGCGTTGCCACAGGCATTTGAGAAAGCGGCCGAAGTGTTAGGCACAATGTGGGAAGTGAAGGTAGATTATGACAAGGAGATAAGGCATGATAGAAGTCAACGTAACACGTGAAAATATAGAAACATTTAAGGATAGTCTTGAAATCGGGGCAAAGGTGAATTATCGCACACCAGTATACAGCCTAGAAGAAAGCTCCAGGTACTCTAAGAACGATAATGAGGCGGTTATTGTAAAGAAGCTTAAGAACGTAGCCATCGTGGAGTATATGGCAACGCGTGGGCGGTCTACGGAGCTTGTGAGAGCGA